TTTGGCATATTATTATATGGTTTATTGTTTTTTGGTTTAGCGGAGCGTGAATCGCTCCTTTTGTTTTTCGAGGGCACCTGCGTCTTTGCAAGTGTCCAGAAATTCTGCGGACTTCTGTCCTTTCTCGCCTTTGTCTGCGGTCTCACCGACAAGCTTAGCTGTCTTAGTTACTGCAAATGTGGCGCTTTCTAAAAGCTCATCAGTATCAACACCCATGTCGGCTGCGATCTTAATGAACTTGTGGTTGTCTACGACTTTGGTCGGAGCTCCCATAGATGAGAGTCGAAGGGATGGGAACTCAGCACCTTCGTGAGCCATTTCCATAGCGCGGGCGCGTAGGCGTTTAGCCCACGCTTCTACGATCTTGGAGATGTTCCAGAGTTCCTCAATGGATGCGGGGTCATCAACGGCTTCGATGTCAATGTTGGTAAAGTCCTTGCGTTGTAAGTTAGAAGCCACATCCAGAACGAGACCACCTAAAGCGGGGCATCTATCTTCGTGACGGCAGAACCTACAATTCTGGGTTGGGTTACAATCACCAGCTGGCGGGCATTGACCACCACCCCACATGGGACGGACACGTTCACCTTCCTTAATGACATTACCGAGAACCTCGATAAGGTCAGGTAACTCAGTGCTTACAAAGGAACCGAGTAATGGTAATGAACCTCGTTGGGGAACATAGAACGCGAACATGATGGTCTCCAGATCAGGGAACTTTTGAAACACCCCAATGGTATATGCAATTGCTTGCATGTTCTCATGAGGCTTATCAATGGTGCTGATGCCTGTCTTGTAATCCGCAAGGACTCCATACTTACCATCTGATGATATACTCAGACGGTCACAGGTGCCATAGGTTTGAGTGTCACCCAGATCCACATCCACCTGAACTTCGTAGAACTCAGTGCGCTCCTCATCTGGTGGGAATGCGTCAGCAAGAAACTCGTCTTCCATATCCGCACATCGGTTATATAGATCGAGTTCCTCCTCGTTTTGTAATGCTGCGGGATCGCGCACCTCCAGTGCTTCGTGGATACGAGTACCCATTTCAGCGGCTGGGGATGAACCATCCTTACCGTGGTAAGCAGCACACCCAGCCACATACTTCAAAGAAGATGGGCTGAACTCTGCGTGACCTCGGTCAGCGTGTGGCTGCTGTGCTGACATTATCCTTTGTATGCGTCCTTTGCGCGTTGTACGATTTCGGAGTTTTCGAGATCACCTTTTTCATCGCCTAGGGCAGTTCTGATGTCACTTACAAATTTGAGCAGCTCTTGCACAAATTTGTTTTTTAGGATTTCGTCGAGCCCGTTGTTTTTATTTTCTTCACTCATGGTGTTATTTTATTATTTTTGGTTTTGCATTATTGCTAAGTTGTCGAGGCGGCGTTGCATCGAAGACATTACTGCCTCCTCTACGCTGCCACTTGCGACAAGAATCTTCTGAAGTGCGTCTGACTTCATGCCATTGCGATGAATACGTCCTAGAACTTGGACATGATCCTTGGCGGAAAACTGGGGACTTATAAGACTAACACGTGGTCGGTCGCCATTTACGTCATGGAGTGAGATGCCTGTGCCACCCGCTGCGGTATTGACAACAATGCAGTTGGTCTTATCGGCAGTGAAGTCATCAATGACCTGCTGGCGGTCTGACTTCTGACCACCCTCAATGCGGTCGCAGCATAGCTTCTCACACAGGGCTTGAACTGTTTCCTTAAAGCTAACGAATATCACTACTGACAGACCCTCAAGCATGAGGTCTTCTGCCATCTCCACTAGGTCTGGGACTTTCAATGACTCAGCTAACTGGCGTGCACGTATGATGTTGACGATCACGTGCTCACTGTCCTCGACGGTGCCATGCTCGATATACTGCTCCAGTATCTCAGGGGTGAGACCAAGGTCTTTGTAAGCCTTCTTGATCTTGGCGAGATTCTTAAATTGGATCGGCTCAACGAAGATACGGTTCTCTTTAAACGCTTCTGGGAGATCATCCACGGACAGTCGGTCAGTGCTGATGCCATACATGGCCGTCCTGAGCTCTTTAAGTTTGCTCTTCTTGACCAGTCTCCACTGATTCCAGAAATCTTGCTCGCACCCGAAGTGCTTCATCCAGCCGAACCATGACCTGAGTGGTGCTTGTGATTTGTTTAGGTTGTGTAGGTTTAGCATATAACCAATGGCTCTCATCTCGGTAGGGTCTTCAGCTGCTGTAGCTGACATCCCGTGGATCTGGTATCCTTGGTTAACTAGTGATAGTATCATTTGAGCGTTCTGGGTGTAAGGCCCCTTGCACTTATGGATCTCATCAACCAGCACTAGTGTGCCCATGGGGAGAATCCACCTCATGATATTCTTGCCCTTCTTGGTCATCCACTTGGTGCGACCACCTCGGATCTTCTCGTAGTTAATTACGAATAGTGGCTCCACACCCATCTCCTTGAGCTCCCGCTCCCACGATGGTATGACTTGCTTCGGGCACAGGACAACAACAGGGTGTCCTAATGATTTTGCTAACGCAGCGGCGACGACAGTTTTACCAGTTCCAGCATCGCTGGTGTCTAGTGTATTGCGTCCCTCCCGCTGGGTAATAGTGAAAAATTTATGCGCGTCTTCTTGCTTCGGGAATAGTGATTTCATTGGCTGGCTTCATGGTTTGTCGATTTAATGTAATCAACAGATACCAGCCATTCCCAAACCCGTCAAATAAAATCTTAATTATTTTTCAACCCTCGAAGTGGATCTGGTATTCCCTTGCTGCCATAAGGTAAGCATCGACAATCCCGTCGTGTGGTTTCTTGGAACGTGGTGTCGCTAACCACTGCTCATCAGGGCGTAGCTCCTTAGCCTTAGCCAGCGCATACTTCTTAGATTGCCCACGTGGAAACTTACCCAGCATATCTTTCTGCCACTGCCTCACAGACAGACCCTCCCAAGGCCAAGCCATGCCTGTGCATAACCCAGTGATTTGACCATAGCACAATGCCATGGATCGCATGGACTGAGATGAAGGGGCGTGATGCAGAGGCTCCTCAATGATAATATTGACGGGTGGTAACTTAAATTCCAGAACCCAGTCACGTAAGCCGATCATGTCGAGCTCCGTCTTTTTACCTACCTTGTGGTTTGGTAACCTAGTGTATCCTAGGACAGCACCATCCCAGCTGCTGATTGCAACTGCTGCCCCAGAGCAAGAACCATTATCAATGCCTATGATCACGGACAGCTGGGAGGAAGTCTGCTTTGACTAGAACACCGTCGCCGTGCCATGGAGCAAATAAGTTATAGCCTTTCTCAAGGCTCTGTAGGAACGAGATCTCTTTCCATGTCGAGGGGATTACCCTGACAAAGTCTCCCGTGACCTGCTTAGCTGAATAAAAGTAATCTAGGTTAGAGCGTACGCTCCCTTTGATTACGAAGGGGTTAGGCTCGTGCGTCCTTGATGCGAAGAATTTCATTGGTCTTTGTTGTCTTTTGGATTTGGGTCTACATCGACAACTTTAGTGGGCCTCTTCCTTGAGGCCGCAGCTGCGTCATTTAGAATGTTTATGTCTATGCTGAGGCTGGTTGCTCCCCCGCTTTGCTTTTCGTCTAGCCCGAAGTGACGCCTAGCTATCTTGTCTAGCACTTCCACTTCACGGACGTTAGTCGGTGGTCTCATCTGAGCCATGCCATCTCGCATCAGGCGGACCGCTTGGCTCGCCATGTAGCTTTGGTATTGCTCAGCTGGACTGGATTGCGCTGAGGCGATCTCATCGATCCTACCCTTCTCCTGTAGGTGGGCGTGTTCGGCAGCTTTGTCTACAGCGTGCTTAGTCTTATGCTCCTCTGTGCCGTCGAAGATAGACTCTGGCTTTGGTGCGTCCTTATCAATCCACGGAGTCGGGTTCTCTTCCCATTTACTCTTCTTGGGAGGTGCACCTGCATCCCTGAACCATCTACGCAAAGTCGATACGTGGACTCCGCACTCCTTGGCGATAGCAGCAAAAGTATACTGCTGCTCATAGAGCTCCATGGCTTTAGTGAACAGGCGGCGCTTCTTCCCATTCTGGCCGAACGGGTTACTGACTTTTTTATGGTGTAAAGGCAGTGGTTCGGGGCCTTTATTTTTATTGTCTTCAGGGTTGTCCTTCGCCATGGGTTGGAGTATAGTTGGTATTTACAATGTATTCAATCTTTAATGGACATTAAATTAGACAGCAAATACGAGCCCTACATTAAACCGTCCACCACTGATATGGATGTAGGTGGTATGATCATTCCACCAACCAGTTTACTCACCGCCCTGCTGTTTGGATTTGCCAACCATGACCTGATAAGGGCTAAGGAGTATTACTTCTGGCGTATATGTGACACCCTCTGGAACCGCCCCGACATTCCTGAACCCTTGATGCAGCAAAACCCATGGGCTAAGCTGATCATCCGCAGCTGCCTTGAGAATAAGTTCCTCGCTGTAGGTGGTGCTGCATCCTCATCCAAGTCTCACACCATGGCTGCCTTTGCCATCGTTAACTGCTTGTCCCAGCCAAAGGATACCTTAGTCCTGATTACTTCAACCACGTTGCGTGAAGCACGAAAAAGGATTTGGGGTTCAATCATCACGTTACTGGCAGTGATAGATGATATGCCTTTCAGGATTCGGGATTCAATTGGTAACGTCGCGTATGTCAATGAGCACGGCACCTTGCTGGAGAAGTCTGGTCTGTCGCTCATTGCAGCGGAGAAGAGCAGGACGCGTGAAGCTGTCGGTAAATTCATTGGTATTAAGAACAAGAGGGTCATCGTGATTGGGGACGAGCTATCGGAGATCTCTGAGGCTGTGGTCCACGCTGGTCTTACCAACCTGTCTGCTAACCCAGAGTTCAGGATGATTGGTATGTCCAACCCCAACTCTAAGTTCGATGCCTTTGGTGTGTGGTCTGAGCCAGAGGATGGCTGGGACTCAGTAGATACCAACGTCGATGATGGCTGGCGCACCAAGTGGGGCGGTAAGTATATCAGACTGGATGGTGAGCGCAGCCCCAACATCCTAGCTGGTGAGACAATCTACCCATACCTGCCACGTGCTGACCAGATAGCTGAGAAACGTGAGCTGCTCGGCATAGCCTCACGGGGCTATATGCG